GCAAGTATGACCAGTGCCGTCGTATTCGATGCCTGTGCCATTGCAGGTCTTGCACGCTTCAATTTTACTGCTCATTCGCTTGCTCCTTAAATCGTGCAACTCTCTTGGAAAGCAGCAGGTCGTTTTCATCGCAAACTTTAACGTCACCCCACCGCAGGCCGTCCATGATCGCCAATGCTTCTGCCGATGCTAGACCGCCGCGCTCAGCAAGGCGTTTCAGGCTTTGTCCGTGGTTCCTCATGGCCTGCGCGTCATTGAGCATTGCCATCGGCATGCTGCTCAGATACTTACTTTTCATGATCGGCATTGACTCGCGGCTCATTCGCTTGCTCCCGATTCGGTGGGTTTGTTCTTCTCGATAGACTCTGCTAGCCAGCGCTGTAGCGATTCCTCGTAAATGGTTTCGCCCTCGCAGTGATCCAGCAGGTAGCCAACGAATTGATCGAACACCTTGAGCTCCGCATTCCGCTGCTCGGCGGCTGTCAGGCTTTTCAGCAAGTGTTGTGAGCCCTCCTTGAAGTGGGCCAGCTCTCCCCGCAGCGCAGCCATTTCAGCTTCTCGCTCGTCACCATGATCGCGCTGGTTTTGAAGCTCTTCGCGAAGTGCTGCTTCTCGACTCTTCACGGCAGCCAGTTCGGATTGGGCGGCGTCGTAGTCGGATGCGCGAACCATTTTTGTCCAGGCAGAATTCGGATATGGACCGATCAGGCAGCGGTAGCGCTGCACTTCTGGTGTCGCAGTCTTACAACTACAGGCCAATCGGCCTTGGTTACAATCGCAAATACTCATATCCGAACAACTCCCTGGCAAGTGGTTTGTCTACTGGCATGGACAGTGGCACCGTTACGGCTGACCAGCATCCCCTGGCAACCGCGGCAGATCCCGACCATCTGCTCACTGTCGGCCTGCTTTGCATATTGTGGCCACTTCTTGGCGGAACAGGTCGGGCAACCGCACTCCGTACCAGGTTCGCAGCGATCGCGGCAGCAGCGGATCATGGCTTCACCGAGATCGCTGGGCGCCAGCCTGCATCGACAACACGCTCGAACATTTCAGCGTCCTCACGCGAGCAAATGCCAGGACGCCCAACCTCATGGGCCAGCTGACCTATGAGCTCTTCGCGATTCATCGTCAAAAAAAACCGAAGCGCTTCAGGCTCAGCTGGCTTGTACGGCTCAAGCGTCCGCAGCGCGTGGTGCATCGCCACCGCGTTGGATTTTGATGGCTTGGTGAACAGAACCAGCGTTTGCAGGGCGGCTCTCAATTCGTTGCGCTGACGTTCCAGGTTAGCCACGCCGCCGGCTGTTGCATTGAGTTCCAGAACCTCAGTGCTGATGTCTTCGCAAGCCTTGAGGCAGGCGGCAATGCGCCGCTGGTCATCGGTTGTATCATCGGCGGCCCAGCCCATCACTTTGTATTTCAGGAAGTCGCCGGCCCGTGCAGCAACTTCGCAGTGGGCTTTATTGATGCCGTAGGTTGTGCAGTGCTCACCATGCGGATCTGGAGCGTCACCAACCTTGCGAGCTATAACGATCACCTGGTCGTAGCCGTAATCCTTGGCGATGCGCTCGGCGGCAGATATCGGAATTGTTTTCATTGATCTTCCTCTACGTGGCAGCCCGGTTATCAGGCGCTCAGTGCGTCCAACATCAGAATTTGTGCGTCGATCAGCTTGGCCACGGCCTTGACCTTGGCATTGCCGTACATCTCCAGCTGCTTGAACACGGCGCAGTAATACCAGAGCGTCTGGTCACGGGTGCAGTTGAACAGGCTCATAACGTCCTCGCCCCGCTTCAGGCCTTCGACGCTATCGGTGATGTTGGCCAGCTTGTCGCAGGCGATGATCAGTAGCGCATCGCCCGGGTGGTTCTTGATCCCGTCGATGTAGTAGTTCTTCCGATCCTGCCAAGGGGCTTTGGCTTCACCGGTGGCTGGCGTGCAGTCGCTGCAGGCCTGGACCAACCGCCGAACATGCTTGCCACAACTGAATTCGATCACCATCGCGTAATCAGCGCCGCAGTCCTCGATCACGTCGTGCAGCCAGGCCGCGGCGATCTGTTCCAGCGTTCCGCCGTGCTGCATCACCAGGGTGGCGACCTGCATTGGGTGGAGAATGTAAGGGGTGCTGCTCTGTTTCCGGGTCTGGCCGCTGTGCGCCCGAGCCGCGATCGCGATAGCGTTCTCGACGGTGTACTTCTTTTGAGTAGGGTTCATGTCGCGTTCCTTTTTCTGTCTGTAGCGCCAATATATTGCACTCATAACAACAATGCAATTGTTTGCTGCGTCGTGACCATAAGGTGCCTGGAGAACTCAAAGGACACCTGCATGTCACAGTTTATCGACGTTTCAAGCGTTCCAGACCATGCCTTCGACCAGGGCATCGAGGCGATGTACAAGGCGATTGGCGAAGGTGGCGACGACGGCACTACGCGACCGCACGAGTCCCCCTTTGTCCGTGAGCTGATCGAGCGTTTCACTCAGCGCGGCCTGTTGCAGATTCATGGCGTGCAGACTGAGCTGGACGAGTGGATCAAGGGCGAGCACTTCCGGCCAGGTGCTGAAGTGCCGGCCGCGTTTGCTGGCGGGATCCTGAAGTGGACGCCCGACGAGTTGCGCCTGGCGAAGCTCTACCTGGAATCAATTCCCCCGGCCCAGTTCGGCATTGAGGACTGGTCGCTGCTGGTCGACTACATTGCTCAGCGCTACCTTCCGCCGGAGTTCGCCCGTACCGCAGCCGAGTGGATGGCGACCAAGTCGACGATCATGGGCAAGGTGCAGGAAGCCAAACCAGAATTGGAGGCGCCGGCTGTGTCGGTGCTGCTGCCAGCGATCCCGGAAACGTCGGCGGCGGCTGAGGCGATGTTTGGTCTGAATCGCTCACAGCGGGCGATCATGGACTTCGGTCAGGCGCGCTGTGCTGAAAACATCACCGGATTGACCGACAGCCTTCGCCACCGGATCAAGCGCGTGATCCTGGCGCACCAAGAGGCAGAGTTCATCGGCGACTCCGCGGCGACCGCTTCCAGCCTGCAAACGCAGCTGCTCGACGAGTTCGGTCCGTTGAATCGCGACTGGCGCCGTATCGCCATGACCGAGGCGTCGGAAAACTCCAATCAGGGGTTTATCGCGGCGCTGGATCCGGGAACCATGGTTCGGCGCCAGGAACGCTACCAGGGTGCGTGCGCGTTCTGCCGCAAGATCGACGGAAACGAGTTCAAGGTCGTTGACCCGGCGCAGAAGATCAAGAATCCGGAAACGGATGTGTGGGTGGGTAAAACCAACATCGGCCGGTCCGCTTCGCCAATGAAGCGCGTCAACGGTGCGCTGATGCCGCGAAACGCCGCTGAGCTGTGGTGGCCCGCTGCTGGGGTGCAGCATCCGCATTGTCGGGGAATCTGGATCATCATCAAGCAGCGCGAGAAGGCCGGCGACGCGAAGTTTAGCGCCTGGCTGGATGAAAAGCTGAAGGCGCCAGCCAGACCTGTCGTGATTGCAGACTAACGTTCACAGTTTCGATCGGTCCGGGGATGCTCGCAGATGAGTTTGGTACAGCAATTGGTAATGCCAATGGTGATCGGCCTCGTCATGCCGATTGACCGGGTGCGTGGCGGTGCCAGTCCACCGCCTGCACCGACCACTGCGTTTTTCACCTCAGCACAATTCTCCCCTGGCTTCAGCGGCTCGATCAGCACTACCAAGAACGCGGCCAAGGTCTACGCCCGCGGCGCGCTGACTCTGTGGTCTGGTTTCATCGCCGGTACCGAGGCCAAGCTTACCGCACCGACCGACGCTGGTGACTACGACGGTTCGTTGCAGGTCGCGATTGACGGCGGCGCCTTCACCAGCGCTGCTCGAGCCGGTTCGGTTTACACCCTGTTCACTGGTCTGGCGCACGCCAACCGTTTTGTCGAAGTCCGTTGGGTCGTGCAGATGGGCGATGCGCCCTATATTGCCTCGTCCGGCAACGTGCTCGAAGTCACCGGCCAACCTCCGTCGATCAATCCGTCGATCAACCGGGTAGAGGCTGGGGCCAGCTCGTCGACCGGACTCTTTTCTGGCGCGCTGATCCCTAACAGCGCCACCTACACGCCGCAATTGCAGGCACCGTCTGGCACGGTATACGGCTCCAACGTCGGGTCAATCAAGCTGCGTGGTGCCTTCACTCGGTTGGTGGTGTCGGTCAACGGCATCCGCAAGATCGGTGTCAGCAAGAACGGTGCAGCGCCGGTGTTCTACTCGGTAGCCGATGAAACCGATAGTCCAGTGCGGGTGATGGTCGTGCCATGTGACGGCTCAGATGCCATCTACAACGTCTGGGACAGCGGCAACATTTTAAACACTGGCGGTCACTTCTCGGTGTCGGGCAACTCGACGCTGCTCGACATTGGCCCGATGTGGCGGATGCACATGTTCGGCGATTCGATTGTCTCGGGGGCAGGGCCTGGCGCCACTGCGGTGGATTCTGAGGTAATGTCCCTCGCTGCTACCCTGGGCGGGGTCGGCACCACCATCGGAGTCGCCGGCCAGACCATCGCCGGCTGCATGACGATGCTCGACAATACCTTGCCCCTGCTGACGGTGGAGGATGACGACGTAGCGATCCTGTCTATCGGCGGCAACAGTGCCGCGGGCGGGATCGACGCACAGAAGAAGGCCGACTACCTGGCCTGCATCAACAAGCTACGGGCCAAGGCGTACCGCAAGATCATCTGTCGCGGCATCCTGCCAACGCCGGACGGCTCAGACACCCGCGCCATCTATAACGTCGAGCTGCAGTCGGTGGTGACGGCCTTGGGTGATCCGCGCGTGGTCTGGATGGACACCAGTACCTGGGTCGGCTATGCGACGGTGGATAACACCCATCCAACGAACGTCGGCTATCGAACGATCTATAGCTATGAACTGCCGGCCGTCGCGGCAATCTTGGGCCTTTGAGGAATCGAAATGACTATTATCTTCGCAAGTAAAACCACCGTGGCGCCGTCTGCCGATCAGGATGCTGCCGGGCCGGTGGCCCTGATTGCCTCCGGCTCATTCGGCGGCGCAGTGCTATTGATTGAGGTCCGATCGGACAGTCAAGCGTATGTGCCGCTGTATCAGTTCACTGAGGCCGGCGCGGTTAAGTTGGCGATGGTGACCGGTCAGCAATGGCGAGCCAGCCTGAGCAATGTCAGTGCTCTGACCTCGGTTAACCTGTCCGCGCTGGCGGGGTGACCAATGTCTGATTGGATGAAAGAAGGGTTCAGGGCGATCCTCATGCAGAATCGGCGCGCCCAAAATCCGGCATCGGCCCAGGTCGAAGCGCTGAGCTCCGTCGGCGGCAGTGTCCAGGCCGAAGGCGACACCAGCAAACTCAAGTTCGCCGGCTTCAACCTGGTGATCGAGAATCCGGCTGGGACCATCCGCGAAGGTGTGGACGAAACCGGCAAGGCCTGGCGGACTGAGTTTGCCCACGCCTATGGCGAGATCACCGGCAGCCTGGGCGTCGATGGTGATCCGGTGGACGTGTACGTGGGGCCAGACGAAGGCGCCACCGAGGTCTACATAGTCCGCCAGATGAAGCGCAAGCAGTGGGATCAGTTCGATGAGGACAAGTGCTTCATTGGCTTCGCCAGCATGGAAGAGGCGAAGATGGCCTACCTCAACCACTACGATGACCCTCGGTTCTTTGGCGGGATCATCGCCATGCCGATTGAGGAATTCAGGACCAAGGTCTACGCGACCAAGCACGCCCCGCAGATGATTAAGGCGCTGCTGTTTGTGAAGGCGCACGTCGCCGCACACACGCGCAAGCTGAAATCGGGCAAGGTAGTGAGCGTCGATGCGTACAGCACCAAGGTGGTGGCCCAGGCCAAACCTGGTGACACCAGCGGACATCCGGATCTCTTCGCACAAGCCCCAGCCAAAAAACCGCACGCGACCGAAACCGAGGCTTTCCGTAAATGGTTCGGCGATAGCGTGGTGACTGATGATTGGGAGCAAGGTGGAAAACCCCGCGTTTTGTATCACGCAACCCCGCATGACTTTACGGAGTTCAAGCCAGGTGGCGGACCTCGTGAAGATGGGAAGTGGCTGAGTGGTCCTGCAATATTCCTGAGTCCAGATCCGAAGCGCCAGCCAGCCGCGCACAACATCGGCGGCTACCAGGGCAACTTCAAAGAGGGCACGCGGGTTATGCCGCTCTACGCCAGGATTGAAAACCCGCTCTACCTGGACGAGTTCAATATCCACGAGATGCGTGATCGCTGGACGAAGGATAACAAAGGTGAATTCCCTCAATGGATGTCGCCTACAACGGTCGACCACCTGAAGGCATCCGGATTCGATGGCATCGTATATTTCAGAACCAGCCATGACGGGGAGGATCAGCACGAGGTGATTGTGTTCGATGCGAACCAGGTGAAGTCGGCGATCGGCAACAACGGCAATTTCGATCCGGCGCACCCTGACATGACCAAGGCGCTGATCGTCTGTCGCCGCGATTGACCTAACCCCTTCGTGACGGCACCATCCCGCAACAAATCGGACTGGTGCCCTCATGCTGCTTATTCTGTTCAAAGACCTCCTTAAAGCCCAGCAGCTTGGCCTATTCGCCAGTCCGACGCTGGTGGCGCCGCATGTCCGCAAGGACGGAACCCTGGTCAACGCGCACATTCGCGTGGTGAAGAAGCGCCCGACCGTGCCGCTGAAAGGCCGCATCACCTCAGCACCGCGCCCGCATACGCCTGATCTGTTCGCTACCCATGACGAGCCTGTGGTGATCGGCCACACCCGCGATTTGTTCGACAGTGCGCCAGCGCCCCGAGCTGCTCAACCTGACCTGTTCGCTCCCGCAGTAGAAGCCCCGAAAATCAAGGCACCTGAGGTCAAAACCCCCGAGCCCGCTCCCACGGCACCGGACGACGTAAAGTGGTTCGGTAGCCAGGAGAAAGCAGACGCCTGGATCGGCAAAAAGAAGCTGTCCGACACGCATGAAGTTGTCGCGGTTGGTCGTCGCTTCGAGATCCATCCGCGGGCAACTGTCAAGGAATCCTCGGTAGTTGCTCCAGTCGTCAAGCCTCAAGTGACAACTGAAGTGTCAACTGCTCGCCAGCCTGGCATCAATTACGACGGGCATTTTTCCCCTTCTTCTATCGCGCCGTTCGGCGTGAGCGCTGGTGTGACCAAGGGCGAGCGGATCCGCATCAACAACGAAGCGCACAGCCTGATCAATCGTGGCGGCCCATTCAGCGACGATGAGCGCGTCACCCTGAGCCAGTACAGCGGCAACGGCGGCGTGGGCGATAGCCTCAACGAGTTCTACACCGATACGCGTGTGGCCGCCGGCATGTGGAAGGTGCTGCATGACCTGGGCCTGCCTGAAGGCGCGCAAGTCCTGGAGCCTTCGGTGGCCACCGGCGTGTTCATGCACACCGCGCCCGACGGCGTGAAAGTGGTGGGCGTGGAACTGGACGGCATCAGTTCTCGGATTGCCCGGGCACTGCACGGCGCTGACCATGAAGTAAACAACTCCAGCCTCGAGCGCTTCGCGACGCAGGACGATCGCCAGTTCGACGCCGTCATTGGTAACCCACCGTTCGGTCTGCGCGGGGCACTGATCAAGGACGACAAACCGCACCTGGCCACCGCCGAACAATACTTCATCGACACCGCGCTCGATAAGACCAAGGCCGGTGGCGTGATCGCCCTGATCTTGCCGTCGGGCGTGATGGACTCGAAAACCGGCCGGGCTTTCCGCCAAACCATCCTGACCAAGGGCGAGTTCATCGGTGCCCAACGCATGCCGAACACCGCGTTCGAGCACGCGCACACCGGCGTGACCACCGACGTGCTGTATCTGCGCAAGCGTCCGGATGACGTGGCGATGGCGCTGGGCACGCTCGATGCCAGTCAGCTGCGTGAGCTCGGCGTGCTGGATGACGAATTCCTGGCCGGCTCCTACTTCACCGGTACCGGCGCTGAGAATGTGTTGGGCACCATGACTGAAGGCTGGCGGGCCAAGGCCGGGATGGGCAACGACATCACCGTCGAAGGTTCGATGCAGGGCGTGCCGGAGGCGATCGCCGCATTCAAGCCTGCGCCGGTAGCGGTCGGTCCGAGCATGGCTGACGTGCTGGCGGTGCTTCCCGAAGGCCAGGCCCGCGATCGCGCCTTGTCCGCTGCTGGGAAAAAGGCTTATGCCGAGGCCCGTGTCGGCGACACCAAGGTGGTCGATGGCGTGACCTACGTCCTGCAGGGTGATCCACCGCGCTGGAATCGCATGGATGATCTGATGCAGAAACCGTCAGTGGCCGATGCGTTGCCACTGGCCGAGGACATTGATCGGCTGATGAATGGGCAAGCGGTCGATCGTCCGGCGCTGGAGGCCGCGGTGAATGCCTACATCGAAGCCTACGGAATCCCGTCCAAGAACAAAGACCTGATGATGGCGGCCGGCTCCGACAAGCGACTGTATCGCCTGGTGGGCGCGATCAAGCCTGACGGCTCGCTGTCCGACGTGGTGACCGGTTCCACGCGCAAGCAGGAAGCCACGCTGGATGGTGCGGCGCAGGCGCTGGCAGTAGAGCACGGCACCTTCACGCCGGCTGAGCTGGCCGCACGCTGGGGCAAGGGTGACGCCGAGGAAGCGCTTGATCACCTGTACGCCTCGAAGTCCTACGCCTTGCTGCCCGACGGCAACTGGACCACCACCGACGCATACCTGTCAGGCGAGTTGTGGCCGAAGCTGGATGCTGCCCGGGCCGCCATGCTTAACAGCGAGCTGAGCCAGATCGACCGCGCCAAGTTCGAGCAGCAGGCGCAGCAGCTGGAAACCGTGATCGATCCGGCCTCGATCGATGACGTCGATATCGCCGTCAACCAGGCCTGGATCCCGCTGTCGATCATCAGCGAGTACTTCACCGAGAAAAACGCCAACGGCAACGAGTGGACCAAAAAACTGGCACCGGTCGAAGTGACCTATGCCGATGGCATCTACACCGTCAGCGGCGGCAACGAGTACGGCGAGACCAAGCTGCTCGACACCTACCTCAACCGCACCGGCGTGCGCAAGGATGACAAGGCCACGCTCGAGGCGATGAATCGCGACTTCAAAACCTGGGCCCTGACGTCCGGCCACCGCGACGAGCTCGAAGACCTGTACAACCGCAAGTTCCGCGGCTTTGCCGAACGCACCTATTCGGAAACCCCATTCGAGATCCCCGGCCTGAATGCTGACGGCCTGAAGACCTACCAATACGCCGGCCTTCGCTGGGCCATGGACACCGGCAAGGGCATCATTGCTGCCGACGTGGGCCTGGGCAAAACGGCGCGCGGTCTGATCCTGGCGAAGATGGCCAAGGCTGACGGCAAGGCTGAGCGGCCGATGATCGTCGTACCGAAATCGGTCCTGGCCAACTGGTATGCAGAAGCCGAGAAATGGTTCCCCGGTTCGCGTGTGCTGACCATCGGCGAGAGTTATTCGCGTGATGAGGACGGCAAGCTGATCGGCAAGCAGGACACCGTGGCCGAGCGCAAGCGCAAATACCACGACATGACCCAGAACGATTACGACTTCATCCTGATCAGCCAGCCGGCGTTCGAGGAGGTCGACGTTTCGCCGGAGCTGAAGAACAACTACCTGGCCGATGATTTCTGGGTGCAGCGCGGCGACAAACTGGGCAACGCGGGCGACAAGCGCATCAAGAAGGTCCGCGAGGCCTACGAGCAGTCGGTCGCCGGCCGTGAGTTCCAGGACCGTACCGACGCGATCAGCTTCGAGGACCTGGGCGTCGATATGCTGATCCTCGACGAAGGCCACGCCTACAAGAACCTGTATGCGGCGCGTAACCGCTTCGGTGAGTCGCCGAAGTTCCTCGGTGGCCAGGGCCAGTCGAACCGCGCGTTCGATATGTCGTTTAAGACGCGCTACATCCGCGACAACAACGACGGCAAGAACGTGTTCACCCTGACGGCCACACCGACCAAAAACAGCCCGCTGGAAATCTACAGCATGCTGTCCTACGTCGCGCCGGAAGCCTTCGAAAAGATCGGCATCCGCAACAGCGAGGACTTCCTCGATCGCTTCTGTGTGTTCACCACGGAAAACATCCTGAGCACCACTGGCGAGATCGAAGAGTCGTTGGTGACCAGCGGCTTCAAGAACATGGACGAGCTGCGCGAAATCATGCGCCGCTACATCCACCGGACCACTGCCGAGGACGTCGGCCTGGTGTTGCCGTCGCGCGATGACCGTATGCACACCGTTGACATGGACGAAGATCAGAAGGCCGCCTACGTCGATCTGCGCGCCCTGGCTGAGGAGTCGGCCAAGAAGGATGACGCCACCGGCGACGGGCACATCTTCAGCATCATGGATAAGATGTCGAAAGCGTCGATGGACCTTGAGCTGCTGGATCCGGCGAAGTATGCCGGCCATGTCTCGCCGAAGTACCAGGCCGCGGCCAAGGAAATCACCAACGGCGCGCAGGATGGCGGTCAGGTGGTGTTCTCTGACTTCGTCGCCTCCCACGAGAAAATCGCCGCCGAGCTGGTCAAGCGTGGCATCCCGCGCAATGAAATCGCGATCATCAATGCCCAGGTGGCCAACAGTTCGCTGAAGCGTCAGCGCATCGCCGACGATTTCAACGCCGGGAAAATCAAGGTGGTGATCGGCAACACGGCGACCATGGGCGAAGGTATCAACCTGCAGGTGGGTACGACCGACATTCACCACCTTGACTTGCCGTGGGAGCCAGCCTCGATCCAGCAACGCAACGGCCGCGGTCTGCGCCAGGGCAACATCAGCGAAGCGGTGCGGATCCATACCTACCTGTCCAAAGGCAGCTTTGACGGCTACAAATACCAGACCGTGGCCTCGAAGCGCGATTGGCAGGGCGACCTGTGGAATGGCGGCAACACCATCGCCAACCACAACCGTCCGGACAACCTGGCGCGTGAGGACATGCTGATCATGTTGGCCGCCGATCCGGACGAAGCCCGCAAGCAGTTTGCCGAGAACAAGTCCGCGGCGCTCGAACGCCAAGGCAGCGAGAAACGTCGCGAAGTGGCCGTGCAGTTCACTCGCCTGCAAGGGCTCAAGCGCAGCTACTCGAAACTGGCGGGCAAGGGTGGTCGCAGCGCGATCAAGCTGGCGGCCGAGATCGAGAAGGCTCAGACCAACCTGGCGAGTTCGAAGTGGTTCACCGCCAAGGACCTGCTGACCAGCGACGCGCCTGCAGTGGTGCATCCGGATACCGGCGCCGGGATTACCCTGGACACCGTGTTGCACCTCGGGCCGAAGTCCAAGATCAGTGGCGGCGGCGACTGGGTGGTGACTGGGGTCAATCCTGAGGACGGCCGTCTGCGTCTGCGTCACTATGCCGGTACCCGCTCGATGGGCGTGGAGCTCGCCGAAGTCGGCAGCGACCTGACCGTCAGCAAGCTGGACCATTCCGTTGAAGCCACCGAAATGGCGCGTCGTGTTGAAGAGACCGTGACCGCTGGCGACAACGCGATTACCTCCCCGGCGCAGGTTGCGCAACTGCCGGCCGAGACGGTGAAGAAGCTTTACCCGCAGATCCAGGCGCAGCTGAAGGAAGCGCGCAAGGCTTACAAGATGGATCGCCAGTTTTCTGAAGGGCGCGTTGGTGTGCTAGGCGCCGATGGCGTGCCGAAGGTGATTGCCTACTTCCACGACAAAGGCGAGGACGATTACCTGCTCGCTACCGATGATCACCGGGCGAAGGTGCTCGATGCCTACGTCGGCGCCGAGCGAGGGAAAAAGTTTTCGATGGACTGGCAGTCGAACGGGCGCAAGAACAGTTCGGGCGGCACCTACGTGTTTCGCCAGAAGTACGACGGCGGCTGGGACTGGTACACCAACCCATGGGGCGAGGTCGGCAAGAAGCTGTTCGGCAGTGAGTTCGAGGCTGAGGCCATGCGCCGTGTCGCGCAGTCGGCGATCACTGACGGGCGCCACGCAAAGACGCTGGCCGAAGCCTACCAGGCGCTGAAACCCCTGGCGCAGGTCGCTGGATACGGAACGCCGAAGGTGACCATGCCGAAACGTGCCATCGCGACCCTGTACGCCCAAGCGAAGCGCGTCGATCTGCTGGGCCAGGTGAGCAAGTACGCCACCGGCGGTGACCAGAAGGCTGACCACCAGATCCTCAATGCGGATCTCCCGCTGATCAGTGCGCTGATCGAACGGGCCAGCGTATCGGGCCATCAGGACCTGGCGGCGGCGATGGTGCTCGACCATTGGAAGGATCAGCCGAAAAAGGCGCTGGAAATGCTCGCCACCGTATCCGAGCAGCAGCATGACAGCCGCTATTCTGGAACTACCACCGTGGTCTCGAAACAAGCCAAGCAGGCGATCCGCGTCCTGGTGGAAAACAATCCAGAGCTGGGTAAACTCAAAATCGACGAGCTCCCTTGGGCACTGAAGCATATCTATCCGGCACGCGCCGGAACCCTGGGTGAAGCCCTGCAGGAGAACGCAGCATGACCGTCTCGGCGCAAGAATACGCCGCCAACGTGCGGAAACTGCTGGATGAGGATCCGAAGCGCTACCGGAACTTCGGCGTGTATTGGTTCTTCATCAAGGCGCTGCTGAAGAAGTTCTACGACCGCAACCAGATGCCGATTCTGGGCCCTTACGTCGATCCTGAAGTGGTGGCGGCCATGCCGCACTACGACACGCTGGAGGCGGCATTAACAGCCGCGGCTGAGGAATATGGCCGGAATGCCGTGTTCAATTTGGGCAGGGCGACGGTTATTGGCGAAAACGGTGAAGAAATAACGATATTTGATAACGATGTGGGGTTGTAATTCCTGTTGTCGTTGGTCTATTGTGCACCCAGTGCGTGAGAACGTTGCTGCGGTGAAACCCGGCCAGCCGGGTCCGATGAAGCATGAATGTCCCTCCTTCCAGTCATGCGGATTTGGAGTGTGCTGGACACCAGGGCGTGGAGAGGGTGGCTGAAAATCCCACGCAGTACGGCACGGGGTCACTTCCATAAAGTGTTCCGCCCTGGGAGCCGTCCATGAAAGTCGATAGACCTGTCGCAATGGGGTGACGGGATCGGTGAGTAGAGGTCGCTGACAGTCTGGAAAGACAGACACAACTTTTTATCAGTGTGGTCCTTGGTCTGGTTGAAGACTCACTCGTCCTGATGCACTCGTCAGGTCAGGGACCACAACTAATACAAAGAATCTCTCCCCGGTAGATGCATTGTGGGGATCCGTCCCGGAATACCGGATAGGGCGCTGTCATGGGCACGTATCAGCTCCGTTTGCCGTCCTGGCGCGGTAGGCCCCCATGAGGCAAGACGGCAAGAGGACTCGGAGCCTCATGAAAAATTCCGAGGCCTTTAATTGCGGGGTAGAGCAGTCTGGTAGCTCGTCGGGCTCATAACCCGAAGGCCGGAGGTTCGAATCCTTCCCCCGCTACCATATTGACGAGAGCGTTTGACGCGCCTCATGAACCGGTGGCCGTGGAATACGGGAACTTCTCAAGCTTGGCGAGTACGCCTCGAACCTTGGGATGCGATACGGCAGGAGCATGCGGGTCAATGACAGGAGGGAAAGACCCCGCGAATTCGGCGAAAGCCAAAACGTAAAAGAGAGATGCGACCCTGGAATCTTTTTCAATAAGTCTGGATCGCGATTTTAACGACGGTATCTAAACACGTCGAGACAGCCGGAGAGACGGACCGATCGACTTCGCCGACCAGAATCAAGACTCCTTGGCGAGGCTGCATCGGAAGTTCCACGGTAACGCTTCGGCGCTAGCCGGCACTTGGGAGAAAGGGGCCTGGAGGCTTACAGAGCGAAACGCCGCGTGAGTAAGGCATTGACCCCGGCTATGTGGAACTTCCGATGCAGAAAGCTCGTGACAACTGAAACATGAGATCGCCCCCGCTTCGCACAGTGGGCTTAGGTTCCGTCCCTTTGGGGTTATCGCGGGCCAAGGGGCGACAGGTAACGAGTAGAGTTTTTTGTATCCCGGCACCTCGCAAGAGGCTGTATCGGAAACATCCCCTCGTGATAGCAGGCTGGCCAGCAGGCAACCGCACCCGAAAGGGTTGGATAGGACCTCACTGGGGATGTTTACCGATGCAGATGAATGTCCAGGCTGATGGGCGCCGATCTGGGTTCAATTCCCAGACCTCTGATTATGGGGAATTGCCTGAAGGCGGCGACCTTCCGAAACGCTGGTCGTCTAACAGTTAAAGCCGGAGATCAGCACCGGCCATCTGCACACAATTCAACCCAAAAGCACGGATGAGTACTCGATGAATAAGCAAGAATTGATTGACGCTGTAGCCGAACGCGCCGCCGTCAGCAAGGGCGTGGCAAAGGATGTTCTTGATTCGATTCTGCATGAAGTGCAGGACGCATTGGCTCACGGCCAGGAAGTCCTGCTGGTAGGCTTCGGCACGTTCAAAACGACTGCCCGTCCTGCTCGTGTTGGCCGCAATCCTCAGACCGGCGCCCCGTTGCAGATCGTGGCCGCCACCGTTCCAAAGTTCTCGCCTGGCACTGCGTTCAAGGCTGCTGTGAATCGCTGATTCAACCAACGCCACCGATGCCGATCTGGCCAGCCCGCACATGCGGATAACCCTATCCCCGATTGAGAGGCAAGGCTAATGCGAATGTTCCGAAGTTTGTCCATTATCTGCGCGATGGCTTTTGCCATGTGCGGTTTCCAGTTCGCCAGTGCCGCTGAAAGCATTGCTTATCAGATGTGCGCGGTGCCGGAGCTGAGCTATCACGCCAGCGTCGACAAGCTGCACGCCGAGTTGGCGTACAACGCCAGCGCGAAGGCGACGGTGACGTCTACGGTAAATTACGACCTGGCACGCGACAGTAATGGCTTCCGACAAACCTCTGCGATGGAAACCGGTGAAGGCATCGGCGTCGGTGAAGGCATCGCCAAGCCAAGTATCAGCTGATCGAACGTCGTTGTGAAAAACCCGCCAAGTGCGGGTTTTTTTATGCCTGCTCGTCGTGACCGCACCATGCGGCATGACCGAGAATATCACGCACCGCCTCATCTTCCTGAAGGCCCTCGCTGAAGGCGAGCGCTGGATTACCGTAAAGGCCCCCGGCGCTGAAAAGGGTTCGCCCGTGCTCGTGCGCGAGAATCCGGATGGATCTGCATCCGTGATCGGCGGCGCCGGTGGCAAACTCAACCACTTGAAGCTGCGCGGCGTGAAGTCGAAAGAGCAGTACAAGAAGGAAGCCGGCGACAAGGAGAAATCCAAGCGCGAGGCGAAAAAGCAGGCGGTCACTGAGCAGCGCGCCAAGGACAAAGAGGCCGGGATTACCGGATCGAAAGCCCGAGTCCGCAAAGAGATCAAGGAACAGACTCACGCCGAAGAGCGCGAATACGTCAAGGCCACGGCCAAGGTCATGGGTTGGGACGAAAAGGATCTTGCGTTCGACGAAGAGAAACATGCCGACCTGTCTCCAGGGGCGGTGATCAAGCTGGCGCGTGAGCACCATCGCGAGCTGGTGAAGAAGGCCAACGAAGCCTACGACCTGAACCGCCAAAGCCTGGCGATGGATTCCGAGGCGCGTCAGCAAGCGAACATCGGCGGCGCCACCTACAAGCCTGAAGACCCTGACAGTATTTCCGTTGCCGATCTGGACGTGACTGCTGGCCCGCCTACCGGCCTGGGATTCTCGGCCGACTATAAAGGTCGCGCTGAAGAAGCCGGGTTGACCGACGACGAGCTCGAAAAAGAAGCCGGCCAGGTCCGCGAAAAGAAAATGACGCAGATGTCCGATGGCGAGCGCAAATCTGCGATCAGCCGCGGGCAGTCGGCCAAGCTGGTTAAGCAGGAACTGCAGGGTGTTCGTGAAGAGGACCCGGGCAAGTCGGAACGACTGAAAGCGCACCTGGTGGAAGCGGACAAAGCGCTCGAGCTGATGAAGGCGAAAAAGCGTTTGGACCTGGCCCGCAAGAAAGCCTCCGACGCACTGAAGAGCGTGGACAAATCCAACGTCGAGCCGAAAGCGTACGTGATTGAGGTCGACAGCGCCGACGTGGATAGCGCGGTGGAAAACCAGGTTACCAACGATCTGCGCACCATCCGCACGCGTAATTTCCTGAGCGAAGCCGGGAAGGTCTCTGACAAGTCGATCGGCTCGCACGTCGCCAGTGGCGCGTTCAACTCGATCAATAGCCTGTCGCTGGCCGCAACGGGTGCCGGCCTGATGGATCGCAGCACCGTCGACGTACTCGGCGTGGCCGGTGCCGCTTCGGTCCTGGCGCGTCGCCTGCACACCGATCTGACGCCAGAGGAGATGGAGCAAGTCGCCGATGGCATGGAAGACTTCCACCAGCACCACTATATGGACCTGTCCAAGAAGTCGTTGGACGAAGCCAAGGCGCTGACGGACCAGGTTGAAAGCATGACGCTGCCAACTGCCGACAATGGCGGGGACATGGCGGCGCTCCAAGAGATCAATGCTCGGCGCCGGGATGCGCTGAACGAATCGACGCGCATTCTCGGCACGGCCGCGGGCGAGATGGAAGCCAACGCCGCGCTGGTGCAGGCGCTTCGTGACAAGCCGGCCGATAAGCTGGAAATCCCCATGGGCAAGGCGCAGCCGGAGGCGATCATCCGCCAGGCCCGTGCGCTGGGCTTACAGCGGGGTGATTACTCGATCGATCCAGTAGGCGGGCAAACCTTCCTGACCATCACCGCCAGCGGCATGGACCGCCTGGCTGAGCCGGTCGATCGTGAATCGATGCAGCAGATTCGCCGAAACCTCGACATCATCGAAGGCAAGCAGGACGAAGACCAGTGGCTGCCGCAAGGCTTTGCCAATCGCCCCGACCTGGATCTCAAACCGAAACCCGGCGTCGCGGCCAAACTGGCCATCCCGTTCGAAGTCGGCGCCGATGCCGAACAGTCCCTGGCAGACTACATTGGTGGTCGGGCCGCTGACGGTGATTCGCCGGCCGATATCGTCGCTGACTTGCAGTCCGAGACCTTCATGCAGAAGGCTGGCGATCGCCGTGACCAATATATGCAAGCGTTGGACAAGCTGGCCCCGGCGCAAGATGCCGACGGCAAGCAGATCCGCAATGAATCGCTGCAATCGTCGTTCGAGAAAATGGCGGACGAGTTCGTCGAGAAACGCTACGGCGCCGAACTGACGCCGCTGCACAAGCAACAGTTCGAAATGAACCAGACTTCAGTCGATGCCTTGCACCGCGCACTGGCGGCCGAGCCTTCCGGGGTGGCGGCGTACAAGCCGATCGGCGAACTGGATCACAAAGACCAGCGCGCGCTGCGGGAGTACTTCGCCCGTGAGGTGGCGCACGAATCGCCGGAGGCTGGCGAGATCCGCCAGAAGCTGGACACGCTCGTGGCCAATGAGCCTGAGCAGCATGTGACCGATATGTTCGGCGAGCAGGCGAATAACCCTGAGTGGTTGGCCTGGAAGTCCGAGCGCGACGACCTGTCCGCCCAGCACAACAGCAGCAGTCTGAGCTGGGGAAAATACGTCAAGGCCATGGGCGGCACTGCCAAGGCTTACGAAGCGGCTCAAGACCTGATCCGCTCCAAGATCGCGAAGGGCTTCCACGAGAATTACAACACGCTGAATCCGAAAGGCGCCTTGAAGCTGGGCCACACGGTGATCCGCAACAACCTGGATCACCTGGACACGGTCGACCCGAAAGCCCGGGCCGCCAGGGAGGCGAAGGAAACCGCTCTGCGCGATGGTCTGCGTGAGCGCGTCGGCGGCAAGTACGCCAGTGGCAGCGTGATCGACAAGCTGGATCAGCAGCGTGAGCAACAGGCCGCGTTCGAGCAGTCGCAGCTGGGCATGTTCTCGTCTGAGGAAATGCCGGCCACCGAACAAGAGAAAGCCTTGGGCGCGGATGAGCGCTATACCTTGGGCCATTCAGCCGAGCAAAAGATCGCGAGCATGATGTCCGTCGTGGGAAAGAACTTCAAACCGGGCCAGGCGCTGAAACTGTGGCAGCCAACGATGAGCGGGTCCGGGGCGCCGCGGCAGCGCGCTATCAAGCTCCTCGATGCAAACAAGCGGGTGGGCCTGGCGTTCGGTGTAGGCACTGGTAAAACCGCGATCGGCCTGGGTGGCTTCTCGCACCTGCACGAGCAAGGCAAGATCAAGAAGGGCCTGTTTGTCGTGCCATCGATCGTCCAGGGTCAGTTTGGCGGTGAGGCGCTGCGCTACCTGGAGCCTGGTAAGTTCAAGTGGCACGCTGAGCCCGGCGCGTCGTTCGATTCCCGATTGCAGGCCTATAAGGATCCGGAAAACAGCTTCACCGTGGTGACGCATCAGTCGTTCCGCGATGACATGGTGAAACTCGGCGCACAGCACGCGGGCATTCCTGAGGACCAGATGAGCCAGAAGCTGGGCGAGATGAGCCGGGCCGATCGCAAGTCCTGGATCCGCGCTGTCATGGATAAGGAAGGCATCGACCACCAGTACATCATGGTCGACGAAGGCCACAACACGCTGAACCGCAAAGGCAAGGAAGACAGCGGCATGGCGAACGTGATCGACGCCGCCACTGACAACAGCGAGTACTTCGTGAGCGCCACGGCGGATCCGGTCAAGAACGACCTGTCCGAGCTGCACGACGCCATGACCAAGCTGGCCGGCGGCAACTACATGGACCGCGATTCCTTTATGCGCAAATACGGCGTGGACACCGCGGCAAGTAAGGATTCGTTGCGTCGGGAAATGGCGCGCTACTTCTACCCGTCGAAGATCGACCCGGAAACCGGCGCCAATCGTCAGGAGATCAAGGTCCAGCTCAACGACCAGCAGAAGACCGAACTAGAGAAGATCGACCGCCACGCGTTGGCCCTGCGCCTGGCGCGTATGGGTGGTCGCGTCGATGTTGAGTCGGCCATGGCCCTGGCACCTGAGCAGTTCAACGGTGTGCCCGAGGCGCAGCACGAAGCGATCGCCAAGGCCCTGCAGAAGAACATCGGCCTACTGAAACGTCCGGCCGTGCGCCGGGTGATCAACAACCATCCGGACGGCGCCAAGTTTGAGGCCGCGGTGAACTACGCGCGTGAGCGCAAGGGCAAGCCCGGGGTATTCTTCACTCGCTCGCTCGAGGGTGTAGCCATCCTGAAAGCCCGTTTGGAAAAGGAAGGCTTCCGGGTGGCGACCATCACCGGCGCCGACAGCTCCAAGGAAAAGGAAGCCAAGCGGCAGATGTTCAACCCCGAGGGTGGTGCTGAAGCCCAGGCCGATATCCTGGTGGCGTCCGACGCAGCCGCGACCGGCATGAACATTCAACGTGGCCAGTGGCTGACCGCGATCGACACGCCAGAAACGGCGATGACCCACGCCCAGCGCCAAGGCAGGATCTACCGTACCGGGCAGAAAAACGATGTGGAACTGGCTGACCTGGTGGCCGATCATCCGATGGAGCGGGCGGACAGGGCCAGGCTTCAGACGAAATACGCGCTGCGGGATCTGGTCACCAGTCCGCTCGAAGGCCTGGATGACAGCGGCCTGGCGTATTTCCTCAAGCAGCGCCGTGATCGTCAACAAGAACAGTCTGGCAGCTTGTTTTAATGTCGGTGTTCCTGAATAATGCAGCTGCGAGCGCAAATTAGCGGCGCAGCTCATTAAATAGGGATAGCTGAACATGAAGGTTGTCTACGTCGCAGGTCCATACCGCCACGCCACCCGCGCTGGCATCGAACTCAATATCCAGTCGTCGATGAAGGTCGGCTGCCTGGTCGCCCAGAAGGGCTATTCGCCGATCATCCCGCACATGAACACCGCGCACATGGACGAAGTCATTCGCCCAGGCGACGAGCAGTTTTGGTTGGATGCCACCATGGAGCTGATGCGCCGCTGCGATGCAGTCGTCCTGTGCCCGGGTTGGCAGATGTCCAGCGGCACCATCGGCGAGATCATCGAAGCGGTTCGCCTGGAAATCCCAGTGTACGAATCAGTCGAGGTACTCCCTTGCCCGACGGTGTTCGTCCGTGCTCCGCGCATCCCGAAGTTCATCCAGCGCGCGATCAAACAGGAGCTCGCTGCCAATGGCTGAATACACGCTGCACCTGGGCGATTGCCTGGATGTCATGCGCACATTGCCGGACAACTCGGTTGACAGCGTGGTGACGGATCCGCCTTACGCGTTCCCTGGCGGATTCATGGCTAAGGAATGGGACAACTTCGATGGTCGGGAGGATGCTGGCTTTGGTTATTGGCTTGCAGGCTTCACCGATGGCGAGGGGCATTTCCGTGTCCAGAAGCATGAGCGCGGATCTCATACTTGCGTGTTTCAGATCAAAACACGGGATGATGATCGAGCCGTTTTAGAAAGAATCAAACGTTTTCTTGGTGTAGGTGTTATCTACGACATGGAAGGGAGCGGAAATGCAAATCCTCAATGTGCGTATATTGTTCAAGACAAGGATGGTTGTGCACGTATTGTTGCTCTGTTTCGAAAATATCCGCTGACTGCGAAGAAAGCGAACGACTTTGAAATTTGGGCAGAGGCAGTAGAGGAATGGCTAGAACGTCCACGCGGCAATCGCTGGATAGGCACGTCTGATCAGACTCGAGCGGCCTCCCTAAAAGCTCGAATTGAAGATGTCCGTCGTTATACAGGTATCCCATGGTCAGGTCACAAGTTCCAGGACTGGGTTCGTCAGTGGGCAAGCGAAGCCCTACGAGTGCTCAAGCCTGGCGGCCATTTATTAGCGTTCGGATCTCCTCGACAATATCATCGGCTCGCGTGCGGTATTGAGGATGCGGGCTTTGAAATCCGCGATCAAATCCTTTGGGTATTTGGAACAGGATTTCCGAAAAGTCATAATCTCAAGGGCGATCATGAAGGCTGGGGCACTGCATTAAAACCAGCGCATGAACCGATCTGTATGGCGCGCAAGCCATTCGCCGATACTGTAGCGATGAACATGGCCGAGCATGGAGTTGGTGCGCTTCATATCGATGCTTGCCGAGTCAGTACCAATGATGCGCTGGGCGGCGGCGATCAGAATGCAAAGCCCAAGGTGGTTTCCGAAGGATGGGATCGACCATGGATGCAGGACCCAGAGCAGAAGGCAGCGCATGCTGCGCGCGTAAACCAGAACGTGGCGAAAGCGGAGGATCTTGGGCGATGGCCGGCGAACCTGATTCATGACGGTTGCGCCGAGGTTGTCGCAATGTTTCCGGCCGAGGCCGGTGCAGCTGCGCCTGTGCATACGCGTGGATCTGATAAATTCAGAACTGCCTACGGTGCCTTTAGCGGAAATATTGATGAGGCTGGCAGCACTTTTCACAATGACAGTGGCAGTGCCGCACGCTTTTTTTACTGCTCCAAGGCCAGCCGCACAGATCGCCACGAAGGGTTGCTGAATCCTGGCCCTCAGTTCAAGCAGGGCACCACCTTGCGCAATGTCCAGACGGCTGAGCTGAAAGGCAACACACACCCGACGGTCAAGCCCACTGACCTGATGGCCTATCTTCTGCGCCTGGTCACTCCACCAGGTGGAACAACGCTCGACATGTTCGTTGGCTCCGGCAGCACGGGCAAGGCCGCCATGCTGGAAGGCTTCGACTTCATCGGTATCGACAACGATAAATCCTATCTGGCGATGGCTGAAGCGCGCATCTTGTACGCCCAGCAGTTCGCCAAGGATGAGTCGAGTCAACTCTCGCTGATCTGACCTTCAAGTCGTGACTTCATGATCCCCGCCACTGAGCGGGGATTTTTTATGCGCGACACCATCGACAACGTGCACAAGCAACTGGCCAAAGTCGCCGGCCTGCATGCGCGCGTCCAGGCCACCGACGATCGTATCGGTCAATCAGCCAGCGAGCGCTTGGCCAAGGTTGACGAGATGCTCGCCGACCTGCGCCCGAAGGTGATCCTCGACAGCGACGCAGCAGACGAATACATGGCCCTGGTGCATGAGCGCGGTCAGCTCGTGACAACGCAGCAGGCAACACGCCAAGAGACTGGCTCGCAGTCGTGACAGCAGAATTCAGGCCATGAACGACATAGGTGCAACGACGTTGACCGCGAATGATGAAGAACTGCTAGCGAACGTCCCGGGCTTTATCAGCGTGGGCGGATTGCTCAAAGCTACGCCGTCCAGTGAGGACGGGGAGCGCTTCATCTATTTGGAAGCGAGCAATGAGGACGTCGATCACCAGAACGAAATCGTTCTGCAAAAGGCGCTCAAGGCTTCGTCTGACTACTACCTGCGTCACGGCAACATCGACCTTTCGCACTACTCGATCATGGGGCCGAAAGCCGGCATCCCGAATCATCTTGAATACGAAATCGGAAAGCCGGTTGAAGTCAGGATGAATGGCAAGAAGACCTTCGTGAAGGCCCAGCTCTATCGCGGCGACTCGCCTCAGGCGCGCAATGCCAACATGGTCTGGGAAACCCTGACATCACAGCAACCCCCGATGCGCTGGTATCCGTCCGTGGGTGGCGCCGTGCTGTCGAAGTCCGTGCAGTTCGATCCAAAGACGCAGCAGCGCGTTGCCGTCATTGAGGAAGTGCGCTGGAACAACATCGCCCTCGATCGCTGCCCGGTGAACAAAACAGTTTCCGAAATCAATACCGCTCCGATTGGCGTATTCGCCAAAGCGTTGAACGGTTTTGTCATGGCCAAGACGTTGGAGGCCGGTTACGGCACCGACTCGGCAACGCTTACTGGCGGCGGGGCCATGCGCACCCAAAGCCTGCACGGAGCTCCAGCCAACTACTGGGACTTCCGCAACAAACTCGCCAGCGCCCTCAAAAACGGGAGTGCCGGTAAGAACCCTGGCGCGCGACAACTCGTTGAGTATGCCGCCAAGACGTTCGGAGTGTCGCTGGATGAAGCGGCGAAAACCGTAGAGCGCTTCATGCGCGACCTTAATACCGAGCTGAAAAACCGGAGTAAATCATGACTGGCACTACTGTAAATGCGTTTGACGCGCTGCTCGCTGACTTGACCGCATTGAAAGATGACGGCGAAGCCATGCACAAATCCTATGCCCCTGCTGACGACAATGGTGACGACAAAAACATCGCCGCTGCTGCCGATGACAAGGGTAATGGCGACCTGGACGACGACGGAACCAACGACAAAACCGGCAAGCCTGTCGTTAACAAGGAAGGCGAAGAAGCCCCTATGGGCAAATCGTTCGACCTGACTCTCGACGACGGCACCAAGGTTGAAGCCTTCGACGCCACCGAGCTGCTGAAGGCCATGGGTGTGCGCCAAGACGGCGTTGAAACCGCCCTGACCAAGGCGCTGGGCATCACCATCGACACCATCAAGGTGCAGGGTGATTTGATCAAGTCCCTGCAGGCCGACGTGACCCGTCTCGCCAATGCTGGCCGTGGTCGCAAAACCGCCGTGACCATCAACGACAAAATCGATCCGGCTTCGCTGGCGAAGTCCGAACCGACCGGTATGTCTCCGGGTGAATTCATGGCGAAAGCACTGACCCTCCAAGAGGCGGGGAAACTCACCGGCCTGGAAGTGTCGCGTGCCGAGTCGTATCTGAACCGCGGTCTGGAAATCCCTGCGGATATTCGTTCCAAAGTAATGGCCTAAACCGGCTGCCAAACCTTAAATCCTGCAATAGGGGCAACAAATGAACATCAATCTGCCAGATTTGGCTGCCGGTTCTTCGACCACCGGCGGTATGCAAATGGAAAGCGTCGCCGAGCTGCGTAAAGCGCTCGAAGCCGGTTACGGCACCGACGTTGCCACGCTCACCGGCGGTGGCGCGCTGCGTATCCAGTCCCTGGATAAAACCATGATGGCGACCATCCAGGAGAACAAGCACTTCCGCCTGTTCAACCTGATCGCCAAGGGCAACGCAACGGCGACCGTGGACGAATGGACTGAACAATCCGGCGTCGGTGGTTTCCTGGGTGGTTCGACCAACACTGAATCCGGCACCATTGCCGCGGCTACCGGCGACTACGCTCGTCGCGTAGGTACTGTGAAGTACCTGATGACCCGTCGCGAAGTGACCCTGGTTCAATCGCTGCAAAACACCATTGCTGACTCCGAAGCTGTGGAACAGCAAAACGGTGCCAAGCAACTGCTGACTGACGCCGAGTTCCTGTGCTTCGAGGGTGATTCCTCGGTAGTGAGCACCGAGTTCGACGGTATCGAAGTGCAGATCGCAAGCCTCGGCAGCTCCGATCACGTCCTGGATGCCCAAGGCGCAAGCCTGGCCTCTATCGACCTGATCAACAAAGCGGCCGCCACCATCAGTGGCTACGGCAACTTCGGTACGCCAACCCACTTGTTCATGTCCCAGTCGACTCAAAGCGACTTCGACACCGGCCTCGATCCAGCCTGGCGTGTAGCGCTGGACAACCAGCCGAACAGCATCATGCTGGGTTCGCCGGTTTCCGGCATCCGTACCAGCTGGGGCAACATTGCAGCCGTGCCGGACGTGTTCATCCGTGACGAAGCGCAGCAGATGCCGTTCCAGGTTGGTTTCGCAGCCCTGGCTGTTGCGAACGACACCTTCAAGCCTGCGAGCGTGACCCCGGTCGCGACCGTTGACAACGCCTCGTCCCAGTTCACTGCGGCGCGTGCGGGTCTCTACTACTACCTGGTTACTGGCGTTAACGCCAAGGGCCAGTCCACCGGTGTGATCTCCACCCAGGTGACGGTAGCAGCTGGCAAGCAGGTTGCTCTGACCATCGCAGCATCGGTCGGCGGCGCTGAAACTGGCTACGTGATCTACCGTGGTCGCCAGAACGGCACCAACGATGTGACTGACTTCCGTCAGATGGCTCGTGTGGCCAAGGCCGGCGCAACCACCGTCTACACCGACCTCAACCGCGACATCCCGGGCGCCACCAGCGCTTACATCCTCAACTGCAACCCAGGTGATTCCGCGATCAACTGGCGCCAGCTGTTGCCGATGTTGAAGTTCCCGCTGTACCCAACCGTGAGCGCGACCATTCCTTGGGCCCAGCTGATGTTCGGCTACCTGCGGATCGCCAAGCGCAAGCACCACGTTGTGATCAAAAACATCGTGCCGAACGGTGCGGTCTGGCGTCCATTCACCGTCTAACCACGGTGGCAGGATAGAATAGGAGCGCCCCGGCCGGGGCGTTCTTACTGGGAGAAACCCGATGACCAAAATTCGTTGCACTTTGCCGAACGCCTCTGAAGAGATGAACGGCATCAAATTCGCGGTAGACGCTGGTGGCGGTGTTGTTTCCGTCGATGCGGTACCGGCTGAAATGGCTGAGATTTTCCTGTCGATTCCCGGCTTCACTGCCGAGGTCAAGACAGCGGATGAGCCATTGCTCAAAGATGCCGCCAAGGCAACCAAAGGTGCCAAGGCAACCAAAGAAACTCCTGCAGCTGATGCTGACGCCAAGGCGCCAGAGTCGACTGAAGGTACCGAATCCACCAAGGCTGCCGAAAATGGCAAGCCAGAAGGCGAGGTCTAAGTCATGGGCACCAGTGCCGGCCGTAACGCACGCAATGCTGCGGACATGCTGAACAAGCTGTCTCCGACCACCGACTATGTAAAACTCGGCAACATCATGGATGAGCTGATCACCAAGCATAACGCCTTGTGCGCCAAGCTTGATGCTGATGCCGGTGTGACCGACACCAACTATGCCGCTAGCCTGGGCATTGCCACACTGCAATCCCGACTGGCGCCGTAAGCCTATGTCCATCTTCGTAAAGGAAACAATCGTTGCGGAGATGCGCGAGTGGCTGGCTCCAGCCATTCGCACTTATCTTGCTGGGATCGTGCTGTCGGATGATTTTATCTGGAGCAAGGTCCGTGCTGCCGAAGCGGATGCCGCACAGAAGCTGCGGGTCTTCCTCGAGCCTACCAAGGTTCTGCCGTTCGGACATGATCCGAGCGAGGAGCCAACCGACATGCCCTGGGCCGAAGAACCGGCCTACGATTATGACCCTGATTTTTTCGTGAACAATCGCTGGGGTTACATCATCACCCGGCAGAGTCCGATCATCGAAGTCGAAAAAATGGAGTTCGCTTACCCGGCTCCAACGCAGTCGATTCTGCGTGTGCCGAATGATTGGCTGCGCCTCGACAAGAAGTACGGGCATATCCGCCTGGTGCCTTCGAGTCAGGCATTCATGGCCCCACTCGGCGCCTACATCATGCAGGCCCTGGGCGGTGGTCGCACCATCCCACACATGATCAGCGTGACCTACATTGCCGGCCTGAAGGATGTCTTCGAGGATTACCCGAACTTGATCGAGCTGATCAAGATGATGGCCGGGCTCAAGATCATCCTCGGCGCCTTCGTGCCGGCCAGCGGCAGTATCAGTGCTGACGGTCTGTCGCGATCGATGAGTGTCGACACGGCCAAGTTCCAGGACCAGATTGACTACGAACTCAACGGGCCAAAGGGTAGCAATGGTGGCCTGATGAGTGAAATTCACGGCATTCGCAGCATGGTGATCATGTAATGGACGCACGGCAGCTGGTTATCGGTGACGAAATCATTATGAATGGCCAGCGCTTGCGCTACATCGGCGATGGTCGTTTCGAGCCCATCTACGAGCCGCTGGGAAAACGCTTTGATGTCGCTGACACCCAGCCACTGCACCGACCGTTGCCGGATGGTGGTGCGTTGTGATGCACCTCAATCCTGACGAGTTCAACGCGCACCTTAATGACCTGGGCCAGCTGTTCGGCTGGCGCCCATCATTCGTGTGTCCCTGCTCCGTCGCCGGGTATGGATCAGCTGATCCTGAATGCCCGAACTGCCTCGGCCGCGGTCATATCTGGGAAGCCGAGCAGCAAGGCATGTCGGGCATTGCCGGGATGAAGATCCAGCGCCAGTGGGCCGACTTCGGCGGTTTCCAGGCGGGCGACGTGGTGCTGACCATCCCGAGTGATTCGCCGCTGTACGATATCGGCGATTACGATCGGGCCACCATGCTGAACAGTTCCGAGCCGTTTTCCTTCGAGTTGACCCGTGGCGGCAATGACAAGCTGTGGTTTACCGTGGTGTCGATCCGGCGCGTGTTCTGGCTGGATGAAAACAAGGTGATCGTTAACGGCGGCACTCCTGAAGTGGCCGAAGACGGTACGCTGACCTGGACCACGGGCGAGCCTCCGATCGGCGTCATGTACAGCATGACCGGGCGCCGGCTCCCGGAGTACTTCTGCTACCAGGATTTCCCCCAGGACCGCGCCCACCATTCCGGCGCACGTCTCCCGCGCAAAGTGGTGCTGCGTAAGTTTGACCTGTTGGGGCGGGTAGAGAACGGGGCCTAGCCCCCGAAATCCAGTTTCACGGCTTCGCGGAACACTTCCTCTGCCAGTGGCGTCATGCGCTCGGCGACTTGCTTGGCCAAGAACAGGCCAGGCTTCGCCGGGATGATCCAGCCGCTTGAGCCTTCCATCATCACCCTGAACGTCATGTACGAGCTGCGGCTTTCGACGCCAGAACTCGACTCCATGCGCACCATGCCCGCGTACTTGTTCTGTACGTCCTTGCCATGTTTGGCCAGGTCGCCAGACTTGAGTGCGCCTGCCCAGCGGTAATCGCGAGATGGCACGACGGAGCGGCCTTTGGTGTTCGGGTCCGAGGCAAACTGCGGTTGCTTGCGGGCGATCACCATGCCGGCCCCAGGGATCAGGTGCACGGTCTGCCCGGCCAGGCGCTCGCCTTTGCCGACAATCAGGGATTTGGCTAGGTCGCGGGCCTGCTGGTAAACACCGAAGGGCATGGCGCTCTTGCCATTGCCTGGTGTGTTGTGGCGAAACGGGATGATCAGAAAGCGTTTACCACTGGCGGTCCGGCGCACCTTGAGGCTCGTGTCGAGCATCTTCTTCAGGTCACGCTCGGCGCGTCCGGTTTCGATCGCCTCGGCGTTCTTGTAGGTGGCGACCACTTCAGCCGAGAACGCGCCTTTGTAGTCCCAGGTGATCGACCTGGCGTAGTCCTGGCGTTCCTTGGACCAGAGAGGGGCATTCATCACCGCTGACGTCCAGTCCCGGTGCGCCGCTGCGGCCACGGCGCCGACCGCTTCATGCAGGCGCGGGAAAATCTCCTTGCTGAGGTTCGGCGCAAGGTTCATCAGTTCGGACAAATCGACGTTAATGCTGAAGTAGGCCATGGGTCTATGTTCACGTCACGATCAGGTCGTGACCGCATCATCCTGCCCATGATCTCATTCGCGCAATCCCTCGCCATTGGCAATGCTGTTCGCATTGTCCTCTCGCCACCAGCTGGTGCTACGCGTTGGCGCCTGCTGCGCAAAGCGACTGACACTTTCACCGGGCAGGATGATCCGGCGGCGCTGGTGGTGCTGGACAGCAAGCAGACCATCAGTGCAGTGGATCGCCAGTCGCTGACCAATACCAGTACCTATTTCTATCGCCTCTACTCCCTGACCGGTTCGACCTGGGCGCCTTCGGCGACGGTGCCGGTCACGGTGACTGCCGATTACCAGGAAGTAACCGATGACGTCCTTACGATGGTGCTCGATCGCCTGAACCAGGGCCTGTTTGTCGAGCTCCAGCGCGGCAAGCTCAAACACCCGAATAACCGTATTCCAGTGCTGTCCGCGTTCCCTTTCACGAAGGAAATTGCCTGGCCTGTCGTGACAGTACATTTGTCGTCGGATGGATCGGATGGTCGTGGCATCGGTGAAACGCTGGCGCCAGATGAGTTTGATGGAGACGACTGGGAGGTCGGTGAAGGCTGGTTGTCCCGTGTACGCCTGGACATCATCGGCTGGTCGCAGAACGCGATCGAGCGTCAGTCACTGCGGCAAGCCATTCGCCGCGTGATCATCGCCAACCTTCCTGTCTTCGACAGCGCTGGGATGATCCAGATCGACCTGAGTCAGTCGGACACCGAAGAGCCGAACGGCGACAAGAACACCGTAATTTACAAAAGCGTGGGCAGTTTCTCCTGTGTTGCACCGGTGCAGATCGTCAGCAAGCAGGATGAAATCATCGACGTTGAATTGACTGTAACCATGCCGTAGAGCGGCAAAACCCACCTAAAGGTGATCGCTATGAGCAAGACCGAAGGAAAAGCCGCTCCGGCCCAACCCGCTGAAACAGCGGGCACTGGTGAGAGCGTAACTGCTGTGGCTCCGACCCAACCCAATGATGGCGACTTTCCGTTGACCCTCACTGAGTTCTGCACGCAGCTGTCGAGCAAAGATAAACGCGTGGCCCTGATCGGTGGTTTTCATCACACCGAAACTGCGGCTGGCACCATCAAGGACACCGTAGCCGCGTTCACCACGCGCTATGAGGCCTTCATCAACCAACCTGCGTGAGGGCCTGACAAATGCCTGTTTTCTTTAATGGCCGGTTGTGGATCTCTCCGGCAACCATGAGTGTGGTGGATGATTCCGCCATGTTCAACCGCGGCCTATCGGTCGCCAACGTGCAAGCCATCATCGGTCGATCGGTGGCCGGTAAACCGAATACCGCTCTGCGGTTTGGCAGCCCATCCGAGGCCCGTGCCGCTCTTCAGGGTGGCGAAGGCTTGAAGGCCATCGAAAAGGCGTTTGATCCGTCGTCCCAGACTGGTGCGGCATCGACGATCATTTTTGTTCGGGTCAACCCGGCTGTCCAAGCGACCTTGGACCTCAGCGACCTGACGCCGGTGACCGTGGTCAATCTCAAGTCGACCGACTATGGCCTGGTGGCAAACCAGGTGAAGTTCAAGATCGAGACGGCCACCAACCGCGGCATGAAGGTGTCGACTCAGCGCGGCGACGATTACTACACTCAGGACGACGTTCACCGCGACGCCTTCCAAGTGCAGTACATCGGTGCGGCAGCTACTGGCGTCATGTCCATCACCGGAACCTCGGTGGTGTTGCAAGCGCCAACTGGCACTACCGTCGCGACCATCGACCTGAACACCTACAAATCGGTTCAGGAGCTTGTTGATCGCATCAATGCGGTTACCGGCTTCAGTGCTTCGGTGCTAGATGGCAACGCCAACAAGCCAGCGCTGAATGGTCTGGATTACATCAGTGTCCAGGACATCAAAACTGCGGCCTACACTGCCCGTGCCGACCTCCAGGCCTTCGTTGATTACATCAACGGCACCGCTGAAGGGTTTGTCGATGCGGTCCGGGTAGCTGGTGTGGGTAGTCCGCCCGCGAACATCAACTGGACCTACCTGTCCGGTGGTTCCGACGGTACCGTCACCAACCAGAACTGGTCGGATGCCTATGACGAAGTGCTGCAGGCTGAAGACGTGCAGTGGGTAACTCCGCTGAGCAGTGACCCAGCCATCCATGCGATGAACGACTCGCACTGCGCCTACATGTCGAACATCGCACGCATGGAGCGTCGCGGTACAGTCGGCACCGCTTTGGCCACCACGGATGATCTGGCGATTGCAGCGGCTAAGGCCCTGAATAGCGATCGCACCTCGCTGGTCCACCTCGGGTTCTACGATTACGACGACGCCGGCACGCTGACGCTGTTCGAACCGTACATCCTGGCAGCCCAGATTGCTGGTGCGTTCTGCGGCAGCAACCCTGGCACCGCCATGACCAACAAGGCGCTGAAGGTTCGCGGCCTGGAACGCAAGTTGCGCAACCCAACCGACACTGATCGCCTGATCACCGGCGGCGTGTTGTGCGTCGAGGATGTCCCGACCGGCTTCAAGGTTGTGCAGTCGATCAGCACCTGGTTGATCAACGACAACTACAACCGAGTCGAGCAATCGGTCGGTGTGGCGCTGGACTTCACCGCTCGCAACGTGCGTCAGGCGCTGGACGTGTTGCGCGGTGAGAAAGCCAACCCGATCACCATGGCTCGCGCCCGGACGATCGTGGAAAGCACGCTGCGCCAACTGGCCATGTCGGAGCCTCAAGGTCCGGGTGTGCTGGCCGGTGACGCCGAAAACCCGGCTTACAAAAACATCAAGGTGTCCATCGAGGGCGACGTCCTGCGCGTTGAGTTCCAGTGCAGCCCAGTCATTCCGGTGAACTACATTCCTGTCACCATCTTCGCGGTGCCGTTCAGCGGCAGCGCATCCGCGTAAGGGGCGTAGAAAATGTCCAGAGAGAATCTACAAACGCGCACCGGTAACCGGATTGTCGTGCTGTTCGACGGCAAACAGGTTGGTCTGGTGCAGAGCGTGGGCATGAGTGATGACTATGCCCCTGAGCCAGCCAGCGGTATCGGTGACATCCATGTCGCCGAATACGTACCGACCATGGCCCGTCACTCGCTTAACGTGTCGGCCATGGTGTTGAACCGTGGTTCGCTGCGTGATGCGGGTATCAATGCCGAGAACGGTGACGATATGCTGCGCGGCCTGGTGTTCGACATCGTGGCATTGTCCAAGGATGACGGCACTCAGCTGCGTAAATACATCAGCTGCTCCTACGCTTCCGGTTCGATGGAAGTGTCGAAGCATGCGATCGTGATGGCCAACGCGACGTTCAACGCACTTGATGTAACGGGTTCCGGCGGTTAATCGCTGGCCCGACTGATCTGACGCGGCCCTACGGGGCCGTTTTTCCATGAGTGATAAAAAGGATTACTCCATGCGTATCGAAAGCAGCAACGATTTCCCAGTAGCCGTCGAAGGTATCGGCACGTTCATGTTTGGCTATCGCAAGCTGGCCGATGAATTGCGGATCCAGGTCGAGTACGCCCGTATTACCGAAGGAGTTCAGGCCACTGTTTGGCTGTTCAATCTGGCCACCTACCTGTCCGCGCTGCGGGTACTGATGGTCAAGGCGCCTAATGGCTGGGACCTTGAAGAGCTGGATCCGCTGGATGAAGACACCTTCATTCAAATCGAGCGAGTATTTACGGAGCTCCGCGCCAAGGAGGACTCTTTTCGTCCGAAACGCCGAAAAGCAGGCGAAGCGCCTGGCAAAGCAGATGTACCAGACGATGGGCTTTTGGTTCCGGAGAAAGTACAACCTGCCGCCGAATGATCCTCGTTACCTTGAGCTGACGGCCGATCAAATCATGGCCGAATATTGGGCGCATCAGTACGCGGAGAAAGGCATTCAGGACGAAGTCGAGGATGAAGATTTCGACATGGCTGCTGAAGTGGCGCGCATCAACGCTGAAGCTGAGGCTGAAGTGGCAAACATTCCGCCTGACCAATGGGAGCTTATAGACCTTGAGCAATGACATTCGCATTGGCGTAAACGCCGACACCAGCAACACCACGTCTGGACTCTCGAGCGTCGAAACCGGTGCGAAAAAAGTCGTCGACAGGGTCAAGCAAATCGAGGAGGCGTCGACCAAGGCCGGCGTCAGCCTCAAACGGCTTGAGGCGATCGCGGCAACCTTGTCCAAGGAAATGGGCCGGGCGATCAATCCCAAGCAGGCCGAAGAGTTCCTGCGTAACTTCGAAAAGATCCGCACGAATAGGAACATCAGTGGTGGGTCGAAGATCCGACAGTTCGGCAGCTTTGAGGACTGGCATGCGCAGAATCACACGCTGTTCCTGAATCGTCGCGATGCAGAAAACTACAAGCGGCGAGTGTTCAACTTTGCCGGTGGTGGTTTGCCCCTGGGCGCTGGTGCTGCACCGCCCCATTCCGCGAATCCGCATGTGGCGGCTAATACGCCTGGTTATGGTCGATCGCCTGCGTTTGGTGCTGCTGCCTCCTCAGGCATGAGCGGGTTGAAGATGGCTGCGGGTGCTGGCCTGGCCCTGGCCGGTATCACCAGCGTGATGGCGATGGCGGGGCGCGCGGTGGATCTGGCTCGCCAGGAGTCCACCAGCACGGACCAGTTGCTGCGCAGTGTCGGCGACTTGGATAAGACTTTCGATGATCTGCGCTCGCGGGTGCGCTCCTCGGGTGAGGGCCTTGGCGTCCTCTATACCGAGTCGGCGGCGCTGGCCAAGCAATACGCGAAAATCAACAATGGCGACGGCGGCGATATCGGCGGCAACGTCCGCACCGGCCTTGGGCTTGCGCGTGGTTATGGTCTTGAGCTCGGCGAGGGTGTTGGGTTCATGGCCCAGGCGCGGCACTTCGGCCAGGTGGGATCGGATGACAAGGACGGTCGCAAGTTCGCCTTGATGATCGCTGAGAGTATCGAGAAAGGCGGCAACACGGCCAAGGCCGGTGAAGTTCTGACGGCTGTCACCAACTTCAGCTCCCAGGTCGCCCGGTTAGCGCTGACGGCTCCGAACGCGTCCGGGTTTGCCGGTGCGCTGGCTGGGCTTACATCGACGCATACGCCTGGCCTGGATCCGAACAACGCCGCTTCGATGCTGATGCAGGTGGATGGTGCGATTCGCCAGGGTGGCGGTATGGGTGAAGCCGGCTTGAACTTCACCTACGGCGCACTCTCCCGGGCAATGCCTGGGATTGATCCGATTATGGCCAAGGCGGTCATGGAGCAAGGTGCTTTCGGCTCCGGGATCTCGCCTCAGGTCGCCGAGTACGCCAAGCGCAACGGCATCAAAACACCGAACTTCAGCGGTCAGGATAACCTGTCGTTGGTGATGGGTGAGATGGACAAGCAATACGGCAACAGCATGGCCAAGCTGGACGCGACCAAAAACTATTTTGGTTTGAACAGCCTGTCGCAAGCCGCGGCAATTTCCAACATGGACCGCAAAAAACTCGGCGGCCTGCAGGGTCTGATCGGCAACGACATCAGCAAGCTGAGCGCGTCGGGCATCCAGAACGTGGCGCGGATCGGTTCGGCTGACGATGGCGAACTAAAATCGATTGCCGCGAAGTTGCTGAAGGACGATCGCCTGACCGACACCGAGAAAGGTTCGATCTCCAAGAACCTCGAAAGCGGCAACATGGACGACCTGCGCTCGACTATGGCCAAGGCTGTCGCCGTGCGCGAACAGGAAAAGAACATAGGCACCGAGACGCGTGACGCTGTCGCCGAGCTCAACAACACGCTGACCAAGATTGGCGGCCAGATTCTACCGGTCATCAGCGGGATTCAGGAAGGTGTGGTGGCGATGGCGATGGCGCTGTCGCCGACTTCTGATTACGCCAAAAAGATGAAATTGGAACAAGGCCTCGGCGTGTACCAGGCGCAGAAAGTCGACTTGGTGGCGGGGCATGGCCGGCAGATGGACCGGCTCGAGCAGAGTTTATCGGAGCGTGGGATTACTGGTCCGCGCCGTGAGCAGGCCATGAAAAACCTGAAGGACCTGCAGGCTGAAGAGCTCTACAAGTTCACGCGGGAAAACGGCGACTACGAAAAACTGATGCAGCAACAGTCAGCGTCTCCGGCCTCAGGTGGTGCAGCCTCTGACGCCAATGGCGCGATCGATCTTGGTCCTCTGGATGAAAGTGCTTCGGCGGATGGTGGGGCGCAAGTCGGCAAGGTGAAGTTCACTGCTGACGAACTGAAGACCTTGGAAAAGGCCGCTGGTGGTGATCCGCGCAAACTGAGCATGATGAAGCGTCTACTGGCCATCGAAAACCGCGGCTTCGGCAAGCTGAACTATTCAGCGAACAGTCCTAAAGGGGCGGCCGGTCCGTTCCAGATCATGCCGGATACTGGCGCGGCCTACGGGGTGAAGGATCCGAACAACCTGGAGGACGCGGCGGGTGGTATGTCGAAGTTTATCGACGATCTCGGCAAGCAGTACAACTGGAACGAACAAGCCATGATGGCCCACTACAACGGCGGCACCAAAGCCGGTAAAGCAGTGGCGGACGGTGGTCCAGCGCCTTACGCGGAAACACGGGATTACCTGGCCACCGCCGATGGCTTGACCGGGAATGTTCCCGCGGGTGGTTCTGCTGGTGGTGCCGAACCAGTGCGCGTTGAGCTGAGCTTAAATGGTACGCTGCACGGCAATGGTGGTCAGGACAAGGTCGGTGATATCGAACCTCAACAGACCACCTTCTCCTTACCGATGGCTGCCGGGGCGCGAAGATGAAAAATACCAGGACACCAATTCCGGTTCACGAACCACAAATCAGCGTGCTGCTGCTGAAGAACGTGGCGCGTGATTATGTCGCCGGTGGTGACGGGCTTGGCACTGAGGCGCCGGCTTCTGGTCGTTTCCAGGGCGTACAGAACCGAATCGATCTGACGCCATACCTGGGCGAAGGTGGTGGTGTCCGGACGGCCAAGGGTGTCCGTGAGCCGGCGGGAAGCTTCACGGTGACGCTGGCGGACAAGATGTTCAATGGCGACAGCGCGCAGATGGAATCGTTGTACGGGCTCATTGAACCGATGGATGTCATTGAGATCCGTATGGCCCATGCGCCGACGAGCCCTGGAGTGGTCGTTGAATACCAGGGTCTGGCGGAACAGTTGCCAATCATCATGCGCGGCTTCGTCACGTCACCGCGCCGGGTCGAAAGCATAGATCCTAGTGGACGGCCTCAGCGCTCGATCACTATCACGGGGATGGATTACGGCAAGCTGTGGCAGATTATTCAGATTCGCTACCTGGCCAACTACGTGTTGGGTCAGGAGCTGCTGACCACGCTGAAGTTTGCGCAGAACTACGGGGTCAACTCGAACGTCGATTTCACGCCCAATCAGTTCATTTATGAGGTGGTGCAGAGCGTGTTGAATTCGTTCACCACGAACATGCGCACCAACTCGGGCATGGGCTTCGACGAGATGGGCGACAGCAATAGCCCGGTGCGTGACATCGAGGTTTTCGACCTGACGGTGCCGGATGCGCGCGTGTCGGCCTTCGGGGCGAACAGCTTCTCTGGCGGCACGCTGTACCAGATGCTCTGCCACTATGGCGACGTGGGTCCGTGGAACGAGTTGTACATGGAAGACCGTGAGGATGGCGTGGCGATCGTCTACCGCCCCAACCCGTTTTTCACGCCAGGCAATGACCTGGTGAATCCGCCGGCGGATCCCTACGAGCCGCCGGATGGCGAAGGCTTCGTGCAGGGCCTGGGCATCGTCACCATCGAGATCACCGATATCGACGTGATCAGTCTGAACACCGGGCGATCGGACGCGAATCTGGCCAACTACTACTGGGTGGATAACCCGTCGTTCTCGCTGATCCAGGGCGAGACGCTGCGCCTGCAAGCAGCTGGGCTCAACCCTGAAACCTATTTCATCGAAAACTACCGCAACAGTGCCCCCTGGCTGTATGGCTTGCGCATGATGCAGGTGCAGACCAATCAGGGTGGCCGCTTCGACTCGCAGAAAGAGCAGGAGCTGCTGGCCGGAAAAGGCGCATTGCAGTCCTGGTTAGATGAGCGCCGGGCGATCCTGGTGGCCAACAACCGGGACAACGTCGTGTTCGAGAACGGCCAGATGGTGCTCAAGGGTAACGAGCAGATCAAGGCCGGCATGTACCTGCGCCTGTGGCGGGGCAACATGTACGCTGATTACTACCTGACCCGGGTCGAGCATTCGTTTATGCCGTTCCGATCATTCATCACCACGGTGACGTTCGAGCGCGGTACCGGGTTCATCGAGCGGGCCAAACGTGGCAATGGGTTGCAGTCGCCGTATCTGGCGGAACTGAATGGTGACGGTGTCTACAGGAGCGTCGAATGAACGGCAGCGGAATCAGTCTTGCGAAGGTCACTCGCGTGGTCCCTGGTGGCCATGCTGTCGACTTGCTGTTCATGGACACTGGCGATCGCGTACCAGCCGTGCAGGTGATGACCGGATATGCCAGTGGTGATACAGGTCTGGTTGACCTGGTGCAGCCAGACCAAGGCGAGGACCAGTGGGACCCGAGCCGTATTGGCGAGCGTGAGGTAATCGCCTGCGTCAGCTATTACAAAAACATCCCGGTGGTGATCGGCTTCCTGTTTCCTCAGGTCTGCCAAATGCTCTTCGATCGGCAGAACTTCAAGGTGGACCGGCACGCATCGGACGTTTACACGACGACCGATAATGACGGCAATCACGAGCTGTTCCATCCGTCCGGCACCTATCTGCGCATCGGCACGGCGCCAGCGCATGAGGACCTGACCGGGTTGGACTTCGACAAGAAGTGGGCGATCACTAAGAACACCGACAAGGCCGTGCATGTGCATTTGTCGGTGCGCAATGCAGGCGCTGAGGTGGCCAGTCTGGATATCGATCCGGCGGGCAATGTCACCCTTGGGCATTCCGGCAACTACACGCAGAACGTCGGTGGTGATTACGCGCTGATCGTGGCTGGAAACTCGTCCAAGAACGTGACCGGCTCGGAAACGCTCACGGCCGATACAGTGCAGATCAACAGCACCACGCTCAAGCACAACACCAAAAACATCGGCGATACGCACACCCATGGTAGCGGTGCAGTGATCACGGGTATCACGCCGGTTCCAAACGCTTAGCGTATCTGCGCCTGCGGGATAAACCCCGGAACCACCTGGCCGCCCACCGGAGCCTCGACGGCATAAACCCTGTCGTTCGGCTCCCCCGTCACGGTGATCATGTCGCCGGCGAATACCGGAGCACAGCCATTCTCCTGGATCAACATCTTGGCCCCCAGCGAATCACCGGCATCAAGGCGCGACTGATACAGCTCGGCGGCGATCGCCTGGCGGCACATGAACACCGTTTTCGTCAGCACCGTGGCCGCCTGAGCAGGCATCAGGTCAGGTGCTGGGGTCAACATCGGGGTCATGAAGTAGCCATCAATAACCTGGTCGTTGACGTTGCGCATCAGGCCGCGGGTGGTGTCGCCTTGGACGTCGGTCACCACCACCACAAACCCTTTGGGTGCCTTGCCGCAATTGCCAGCTCGAACCGTGGATAGATAGCCAGGGTAATCCTCGGCCATGATGCGCGCCTTGGCGGCCATGGTGATCTGCGCATCAGGGCAGTAGAAGGTATCGCGGGCAACACGATACGCCTCGACATCATCTGCGGCCTGGGCCGGGGTGATCATGCTCACCAGGGCGAAGGCGAACAGCAACGCGCCAGCGATGGCGAAGGGCGTTGTGAGAATCGTCCAGGCCCGCTGACGGCGAGCTTCGAGGACAGTGTTGCGAGTGGCCTGGGATTTCATGATGCGTTACCTCTTCAGGTGTGTGGTCTTCGTGGTGGACGGGTTAGATTTTCAAGCAGCCTATGCTGGTACTGCCGAGTCTGCAGATTCCTCGTCATCAGTCGTGCCAGACAGAAACCCCATGATGATCGGGGCGACCGTGGTGGCCTTGGTCACCAGGAACAAATGCCCGTCGTCGATGACGTGCAAGGTGGCGTCAGGGATCAGTGCGGCGATCAGGCGCATATTGACCAGTGGGATGATCGGATCATCATTGCCAGCCAGCACCAGTGTTGGCTGCTTGATCCGGCGCAGCCAATGCAGACTGGTCCAGAACCAAACGGCCATTCCTTGGTAGGCATAACCGCGGCCACCAGTGGATTGCATCTTGGCGGCGTGGCTAGCGGCCAGCGCCTTGTCGTGGCGGAAAACTCCACCGTAGATTTCCGGTGCGATTTTGGCGCCGTACTCGGGGTCGGTATAACGTCGCGGGCTGGACATCAGCGCCAAGACTTTCGGGGACGGCATGACGCTCAGGATTCCAGTCGAAGTCGCCGCGAGAATCAGTTTTGTGCAGCGCTGCGGGTAATCATTGGCGAATTGCTGAGCCAGGAAACCGCCCCACGAAACACCAATGACATTGACTTGGTCGTATGCCAGGCAATCCAGCATCTTGGCCACGGTCTTGGCCAGGCCGCTGAACGTGTAAGGCAGGCGTGGCGTGGATGAGCCACCTACGCCTGGCACGTCGAAGGCAATCACTTCCTGATCATGATCCAGGGCCTGCACGAACGGGATCACCAGCTCAAGGCTGGCACCGATGCCGTTGAGCACCAGCAGCGGGGTGAGGTTTGGATTGCCTGGGCGCACCGCTGTTCTGATGGACTGGCCATCGACCATGACAGTGCGGAAAACAAATTCTTTCATCTCTGTTGCTCCATGCTGCTCGGCGTGCCGGGCGTTTCGGGTTTTTGTGCTGGCGAAGCCCGCACTGGGCGGGCTTGCTGTTATTGATCGCTGCGGCGGCGACCTTTGTTTTGGCGTTTCAGTTGAGCGCCATCAAGGTCATCGGCGCTGGAATACCAGACCAATAGTCCAGTCCCGACAATAGCGAGGATGATGACGAGCGCCAAAATAAGCAGCGGGATTATTTGGTCAAGCATGGCGACTCCTTGGGTTGGGCTTCCTTGGTACTGGCGAAGCCCCGATTAAGGGGCTTAAGGTGGTCGGGGTTGGTTATGCCGGGAAAAAGGCGGTGCCGCGTGTGATCGTGTAATGAACCTCGAAGGTGCCGTCTGAGTGCAGCGCTACAAGGCGATGCGGCGCACCGTTCTTATAAAGGTTCGCTTGCTCTTCCAAAGCGGCCAAGCCTTGCACACGGTTACGCGGTTTGATGTCGTCTTTTTGCAGCCATTCGGCGTGCTTGCTGGCCTCTTCAATGTTGGACCAGTTGCCGCCAAAAACTTGTTGAATCTGGATGCGGTATTTCATCGCGTCTTGCTCCGTTACTTTGTGCGTTTGTTGAACAGTGCGGTCGCCGCTTCGAGCGTCATTTGCTGCTCGACGTAGCGCCAGGTTTTCACGTCACGGCCTGCGACGTAGTTGACGCAGAGCTTCCACACGCCATAACCAGCATCCTCGCCCCAATGGTTGGTCGACTTCATCAGTGCGAAAGTCGATTTGCCAGACTTGTTGGCCTTGACGGAGATCTTGGTGTGGGCGGCTTTGGTCATGGCGGTGGCTCCGTGTTGTTCGTCTTGGCTACAACTTAAATATATCCATAGCTGCACATCTTTGCAACTACAGATACAAAGTAATTTCACCGCTTGTCGTGACAGCACCATCCTGTCATGAGCACACCATCGTCCCAGAAATCAGACGTCCGCCCGATCAGCTTCCTGCTCCAGGACCTGAGCAACGGCAACGACCTGACCAGCGTCCCACTGAACATCCGCCCAGCTGATCTGACGCGGGTCGAGCCGTCGCGCGCCTCGGTGCAGCAGACCCTCGGCGGGGCCTGGCTGGATAACTGGGGGCCCGGCATTCGCCAGGTGAACATCAACGGGCATACCGGCTGGCGTGGCAGCAACTATGAGGACGGCATGGAGCTGTTCCGGACGCTGAACAACACCGTATTCAAGAGCTGGCACGAGAAACGGCGCCTGGCGATCAGTGCCGGCCGGGATCCTGAGTTGATTCAGCTGATCTTCGCCGACCTGCTCGATGACTTCGTGTACGTGGTTGCCCCGATGAACTTCACGCTGCGCCGGAGCAAGCAGAGCCCGCTGCTGATGCAATACCAGATCAGCATGCTGGTGCTGTCTGAGGACTTGGTCGACCTGAAGAACAAGCTACGTCCGCCAGCGATCTTGCCGGGTGACATCGCGGTACCTGAGGCGCTGAAAACCCTGAGGGAGATCCTTGGACGAATCCGCAACTTTGCCACCAGCGTGGGTAACTTCATCAACGGCACCATTGGTGCAGCCGTCCGATCGTTCATGAACCTGACGGCCGATGTCCTGGCGGTGACGGTCGAGACGATCAGTTCGCTCAAAGGTTCGTTTGATGAGGTTGCCGGTCCGCTGCTGTCGGTAGCCACCGACCTGGCCCAGGCCGGGCGCAACATCATGTGCACCGTCGCCACCGTGCAATCGCTGGGGACCTTCGTCAAATCCAGGATCATGGAAATCAGCGGGGCCTTCACCTACGCCTTGTGCCTGCTGAAAAACGCTTTTGGTGGCGGCAAGAAATACCCGGACTATTCCGACTGGTACGGCGCGAGCAACTGTTCGTCCATCTCAGGTGGTCGTCCGCTGTCGCCGCTGCGCTTCGAAAACCCGTTCTACAAACTGACGCCGAGTCCGAGCACGCCGATCACCCAGACACCAGAAGCGCGCAATTCCATGAAGCTGCTGGTAGGCATGGATGTGTTATCGACCACGCCGACCATGGACATGGAGTCGAATATCCGCTCGGTGAATGACGGCACGGCTGTCGTTGAGGCTATCGCATGAGTGAGTTTGACCGCCCCCTGATCGGTTACCGCCTGGTTGACACCTTGTACGGCGACACCTTGCAGAAGGTGGCTGCGCGTGAGCTGGGCAACGCGGACCGTTGGCCTGACCTGGCCAACATTAATAACCTGATGCCGCCGTACATCACTGATGACGCCTCGATCGCGTCTGATCGGGTGCTGCTGTCTGGCAGCACGCTGATCGTCCCCGCGCAAAGCAAGCTGTCGGAGGCGTCCGACTCGACGGATCCGGACAAGATCTATCAGATGGACATGGGCCTAATCGATGGCGATATGTCCGCTGATGAAAATGGCGACTTTCTGGTGTTCAACGGTCGCGACAACCTCAAGCAGGCTTTGGAGCACCGTGTCGATGTCGAGCGCGGGGAGCTGATGTGGCATCCGGAATACGGCTCGCTGCACCGGGCGTTGATCGGCACGGTGAATGGGCCGACGGCGAGCACGCTGGCGGCCAAGTATGTAGACGCGACGCTGAAGGCCGATCCTCGCGTCCAATCGGTCAATAGCGTGGTCGCCACCGTCGTCGGCGATCAAATCAATGTGGTGGCGGACGTAATGCCCATCGTTGGCCGATCCATGAAAATCGAGGTAGGTATCTAATGTTTCAAATCAAGGACTTCGTCTCGATTACGGCATCGATGATCAACCTCATGCGTGCCAGCACGAAGAAGATCACCGACTTCAACGTCGGCTCGGTAGCGCGGACGCTGATCGAAGCGCCGGCATCCGAGCTTGATCAGCTGTACCAGGAAATGTTCCACGGCCTGAAGGAAGCGATTCCGGTCGCCACCTACAACACGTTTGAATTTCCACTGCTCCCGGCGTCGGCCGCGACTGGTGTGCTGACGTTCTACGCCACGGGTGGTCATTCTGAAGACATCCTGATCGCCACTGGGACACTGGTGAAGAACCCGACCACGAACAAGGTCTACCGGACCATCCGTGACGTCTTCCTTGAGGTTGGCGATCCTCAGGTGTCCGTGGCGGGCGTGGCCGATACGGTTGGCGCTGATACCAACTGCGACGCCAACACCATTCTGGTGTTGATCGGTTCCATCACGGGTATCGCCGGGGTTTCCAACCTGACCGCTTTTTCCGGTGGGCGCGACATCGAAACGGATGACGAGCGCAAACTGCGATTCCAGGGCTTCATCAGTACGCTGCAGCGCGGCACCTTGGCGGCGATTCGCTACGGGGCCAGCACTGCGGTGGTGACCGACGTCAACGGAATCATCATTGAGCGAGTGGTGTTTATCGGGATCGTCGAGCCCTACGAAGTCGATCCGATCGCCAATGACCCGGGGTACGTCGAGGTCTACGTGCACAACGGCGTGGGCGGTACCTCGCCGACGCTGGTGGACAACGTCCAGCTGATCATCGACGGCTATTACGATGAGGATGGTGTTCCAGTTCCTGGCTGGAAAGCCGCCGGAGTGGTGGTGGACTGTTTCGCTGCGACCGAAGTGCTCCAGGCCGTGACCGGATCTGTATATTTTTTACCTGGGTATCAGAGCGCTACCGTGTTGGCTGAATGCACGACGGTGGTCCGTGCGTATCTTCTCTCGCTGAAGGTCGGCGAGAAGTCGGTGAAGAACGAAATCGTCGAACGGATCATGGCCGTGCCTGGCGTGTACAACCTGGTGCTGGCCGCACCGACGGCGGACCTGGCGCCGATCGCCTCCGAGAAAATCATGCCGGGCGTCGTCACGCTGACAGCTGGGGTGTAACCGTATGAAGCTCACGCAAAAGCTCCTTGGCTACCTCAATCGGGCCTTCAGTCGCGATCCTGTCCAATTCATGGCGCTGCGTATCAGCTATGACGGCGCCATGGTCTGGACGATCGAGGACGCGGTGCTGACTACCACCGTCACTGGCGGCACGGGCACGAGCCATGTGGTGCAGCTCAGCGACTACAACCTGGCGCAGCTGGCAAACTACTTCGCTGCACTGCCAGGGTACTCGGTGCCATTCCAGATCTCCGGAACGGCATCAACGCTGAGCGCTCGCGTACTGATGGATGGCACTGGCGACCAGGTGTTATCGAACGGCGATCACCTGTACGCCTATACCTCGCTGACCTGGGCTTTCCTTGAGGCGAGCGCCTACGAGCTCAAGCACGCTCGCGAACAGATTTACCAGATGCTGCGGCAAATGGTGGTGCCAACAGCAGAAGACGAGTGGCTGGATGAGATCGGTGGCTATTACAACGTCAGGCGCCAGGATGGCGAGATCGATTCGACCTATGGTCCTCGAATCATTTATGAGGTGATTCGCCCGCGGAACAACAACAAGGCGATTGAACTGGCAATCAGTCAGGCCACTGGCGGCCTACCATCGAAGGTCACGGACGTGACAATCCCGGGTGATATCTCTCCGCTTTACAATGGGGATATCGACCATGATGGGTCTAGGCTGTATAACGCGACAGGTAAATATCGGCGAAACCTCTTCGATGTCGAGTATGCGTTTGACCTCGAAGGCGCTGAAGATATT